CCTGTTACAACTGTGTCTTCTGCGTAAGCAGTTAAACCAGTAGAAGAGTCGATGTAATAGCTGGTGCTGTGTGTCCAGTCAGAAGCGTCACCGTTACCGAAAGACTTACCTAATTGAAACAAGGTGTCGTCAATCTTCTTAGCTAATGCATAGCCAGCATCTTCTGTGTAGAAGCGACGGAGTGATGCAAGAGCTTGAACTTCAACGATGTCCTCGATGAAACGTGAGTACTCGAAATGCTGGTCTACAGAAACAAGAACTTCTGTCTCAGTATCAGCTTGGATTGTTACAGCTGTGTTTGCTGCTTTAGCTGTAGCTACACCACGAGTTGGCTTAGGAATGTGAAGTGTATCACCTTTCTTGCCCTTCATGGTCATCTTGTTAACTAAGTTAGCAAGTACCAAGTTTTTCTTATAAGCAGCTACTACTTCGTCACTCCAAATTTCTGGAATAAACTTGTCTGCTTGTGTCTTTGCTACGATTGAACCTGAACCACCAGGATAAGCTGCTGTTGCCATTTTTAAATCTCCTAAATTATTAAATTAAAATTACCTAACTCGTCCTTCAGCGTAGGCAGCTAATATGTCATCTGCCAGCGATTCATAACGATTTGGGTCTTGCATCTTCAAGCGAATAAGATCCGCACGACGATATATGGGTTTACTGGATTCTCCAGTGCCACCTTGTTGGACACTAGCAGCCTTCAACGATTTTGCTCTGCCTTCATCATCAGCTTTCTTCAGTGACTGGTCAGCAGCTTGTGTGTTCTGCTGTTTTAAATTACGAGTAGACTTATAGTTTCCAAGTAATTCCAGTGCTGAATCAAGATCATAATTCTCAGCGTTTGCTAATAGTTGAATACGGATTCGTGATTCCTTGACCCAATTAGTGAAGTCTTCAGATTGCACGATGCCCATAAAATCAGGGTGAGATTGCTCCAACATTGCTCGGTTGTTCATTTGAATCTGTCGTAACTGATTCTCCTGCAACTGCTTTAAAATTGGATTATTCTCTACTGCCCGATTAACTGCCTTTTCAGGATCTTCATACCAATCAATCTCTTGTGCTGGACTTGGCTGTACTGTGTCGTGCTTCTTTTCGAGTTGTTGCTTAATCAGAGAGTCAGCTAACTTGCGTACCTCACCTACTTCTTGTGCCTGACGACCAATAAGCTTTTCAGATTCTTGGTGCATGCGGACAACCTCTTCTAGAGATTTACCACGATACTTATCAGGTACTTCAACCTCTGGTGCAATCTCTTCAGGTTGTGCTGAGACAGTGTCTACAGCGTCTGGGATTGAACTACCTTCTTGGTTTAAGTCGGTCAGTCCTTCGTTAGATACTTCTTCTTGCAGTTCGATAAAATTAGCAGCCATGTCATGTCTCCTGTCGCAATGCGATTTTAGGAATTTAAAAATGGTTCGGTAGTCAAGAGTCTACTTATGAACCGTGATTTGCTTTTGTTTTCCTCTCCAATGCCAGCTTCTCAGCTCTCATTTTGTGCCACTTCGATGTTGCTGAAGGGTACAACCCACTAACAGGATCTAAATAGATCGTAGTAGGGGAGATGATGCGAGTAGCAATCTCGCCACATTCACCACACTGAACTTCTCTTGTCTCAACATCTACAAAAGCCTCAGTAATGTGTGATTCTTTACATTCAAAGTCAAAGATCCGTCTTGGCATTGTCTTCCTCTTCTAGAAGTTGCTCATAAACGTCAGCACTTGACTCTTTCAGTGTTCTTATCCAGTTCATGATGGACAGTTCGCCCTTCCTGAAGTGGAGTTGTTGTTCTGTTTCAATCCCTGCAATTGTATCTACAGAGGTGATCATTAATTCTATGTCTTCTAAGAGATCCTTCCATCCTGGCATAGCCATAAGAGCAAAGCGATTCTCGTAATAGTCCTGTAATTCTCTCTTCATGTTAATCTTTTTCCTTGACTTTGGAGATTAATTGTGGTATAGTAAATATTATAACACACTTTACCTAAAAAGTCAAGTACTTTTAACTATTTAATTTCCTATCTTGCTTTTTAAACATCTTTGATTGCATCTGCATCTCTGCAATGCGCTCATTGGACAGGATATCAGCCTCTTTAAGGGCTAAATTAGCGATCTTCTCGGTTCTGGTGAACTCATCCATACCTTGACCCTTCGCTTGAGCCTCAGCAGCCTTGATTTGCAGCTCTGTAGGCATTAATTGAGTCTGTACACCTGCCTTCTGTGCGTTAGCCATCGCTAAAGCAGCCTCAGCTTGAGTCTTTTGGAGCTGTGCTTGGAGCTGTTGTACCTGTAATTGCTGCATAACCTGCTGCATTTCAGCTTGTTTAGGGTCTGGATTGCTCATTTCCTGCAAAGAAGCGATGATTTGCTCTCTGTTGGATAGGCTTGAAGCCTGAATCACACCTTGTAAGACGATAGGAGTGATAGGAGAGTCGCCTAAAGTAGACATTAAACCCATTAACTGCTGTTGTTCGTACTCACGAGCTACCATACCCATAGTAGAGATAGGGATAAACAAAAAGTCCTGCACTGGATAACGCTCTGGATCGAACTGCATGAAGCGATAAGCAGCTTTACGAACAAAAGGCATCAAGAAGTCTTCTTGGAAGTTGATCAAGGCACGTTTGTTCTTCTTCATAAGCCCTGAGAGAGCCATAGAGAGTCCTGCACCACTAGCCTCGCCCCCTGCTACCTGCCCTGGCATAGAAGAGCTGTCAAGCGTTCCTGTGGCTTGTAGGAGCATTGCTTGGAAGTTCTGTGCTGTTTGGAAGTTCTGTGGATCTGTAGTACCAAACTTGAACGGCATCATAATCTCGTTAGGATTACCGTTAACCAGCATGTTCTTTCCTGGACGTACTTCGTACTTAGCACCACGAGGAAGCCTTGTAGCGTCCATAGCCATCATAGGAGCTGTTGTAAGGGCTAAGGAGTCCATGTGGCTACGAACTTGACCGTCAATAGCCTTCTGCATGTTGTAGCCCTTCTCAGCAGTACCACGACCCCAGAAACGACCTGGCATCGAGTCAGCTTGATAGGCGACAATAGGACGATCCTTCATCATGTAAGGAGACTCTTCTGCTTTGAGAAGCCACTGATCGTCAGCAATCACAACAATAGCCTCTACCATGTCAGCGTATTCTTCACCTTCTGATCCTTGTGGGAAGAGTTCTACCGTCTTTGTACCATCTTCTTCTTGTAGATCATTCAAGTACTCACGAGGAACTAACCCATAGTAACGGATTACTCGTAGGCGATCATCTTGACGATGTGTTAGCTCTTGAGTTGGCTCTAGCTCCATCACGATACCACTAGGCTGGATGTCTACCTTACGGTATGTACCATTAGCAATACCAGCAATAACAGTGTGATAGGATACGAACTCTTCGATAGCAACACCAAGGGATTGGTCTACTGTCTTAGCATTAGGCTCAATGAGGAAGTTACGAGGATTGACAGGATAGAGTTCAACTAGGAATCTATCTTTCTCCATGACACCGATAGCAGACATGCTGCTGCCTGGCATAGGCTGAGTCGCTGGACTCATGATGGTTTCTTTACGAACTACGATCTCTCCAATACCAGTACCATACATCTCACCGAGGAGGATGATATCGTCAATGGCTTTCTTAATACGAGAGATCTTAAAGTCCTCATGCATCTGCTGACGCACAAGAGCTATGTCTGAGGGGTCTTGATCGTTACGGTCATCAGCGATGTCAAAGAACTCGCCACGACCAAATACTGCTTCTGCTATCTCTGCTTGCTTTGATTCAATGGCTTGCTGCAGTGCAGGAGTAATGATCCTTGAACGCTCTGAGTCACGAGTCTTATCTGCTGCATCCCAGATACCACGAAAGAGTCTCTCGTACTCTTCCCAGCGATCTAGGTAGTTAATGTTGCGATGGTCTCGCCAGATGGTGCATCGATCAACGATGAAGCCTACAAGCTCTTTATCAGCTGTTGTAACTTCATCTTGTTCAAAACTAGTGATCTTTTCAGCCATTCTTTTTCCTTAGTATCCCGCTATAAAGTCGGTTGGTTCATAATCATCTTCACCGTCATCAGCAAAGTAGCTAGTGATAGCCAGCTGATCAACATACGATAAAGCATCAATTAAGTCATCGTGTACTTGGTTGGTAGGGAACATCAAGAGCTGGTCTATGAACTCTCTCCAGTCCTCATCCTCATTCAGGATTACCTTACCATGCTCAAACCGTCCCTGCAAAGCCCAGACAACACGCTCAGTCTTTTGCTTACCGCCATGCGTTAAATCATGGATAGAAGCGTATACGTTGTTAGATCGCATCAGGTCGCTTAGATAAGGCAACACAGCGTTCCTAACTGTCCCTCGCTCCATCCCTACACCAGCAGGTTCAAACTCTCTGATGTTCTTTAGAATCCTTGCAGCAGCGTCCTTAACATCCCAGCGACCATGCTCAATCTTCTTTATAAACCAGACACCATCGTCTGTGACCTTAACCACTGCAATAGCAGACTCGTCTAGCTTCTTCTTCCTGGACTCAGAATAGTTGGTATTCGTGAATCCTGCTAAGTCGATTGCAAGGTAGTAGACTCCATCGTTAGGCTCTTCTCCGTACTTGATCCATTGTTCTTTAAACAGATCAGTACCAGCGTTATCAAAGGAAGCCTCGTACTCTTGCTTAAACGAGAAGCTACTTAATGTCTTTCTAGCACCCTCGATCTCTTTAGGATCAATAAGTGGGTTATCTTTAGTGGTAAAGTGCCAAGACTTCCATTCTTCGTCTTCTCCTTCAAGACCAAGGTTGTACATGTCGTAGAACCAGTTCCTGCCTTTAGGAGTTCCTATGAACAGCGCAGAACCCTTCTTGTCTGATAATGAAGCCCTTAATACCTTTTCCCAAGTATCAGGCTTAATGTCAGCTACCTCGTCCAACACCAAATATGTTAAACTGACACCACGAAGGGTATCTGGTCTATCAGCACCTCTAACATAAATCTTAGCACCGTTGATCAAAGTGATGTCCATATTATTCACATGGCTACTCTGAATCACTTCTCTTCCTAAATCCATTAGAACATCCCAGATAATCTGTCTGGCTTGTCCCTGAGTAGGAGCTACATACATTACTGCAGACCCTTGTGGGCAACGTAGTCCTTCTACTAATAATGCTACAGCAGATAATCTAGATTTACCACATCGTCGTCCAGCAACAATAACCTTAAACCTAGTCTTATTCTGAAATACTTCTTTCTGCCAAGGTAGTAACTCGAAACTAAGATTCATTATCTAGTTCCTCATAATCTACTATCTCTGCATCAATAGTCTCTATTGCTTCTACTTTAGTTTCACCTAATCCAGTAATGTTAATCGTTACTGCATTACGCTGTCCTTTAGCATCTTTCTCAAATAATGATGTGGGTAGTAATCTATCCATACACATCTTGAGGCAAGCTACTTGATCTTTATCGTCATCATCTAAAGCCTTACGGAGTACAGTATCGATTACTTTCGTACCACTCGTTGATAACAATCTAGCTTTAAACTCTTGGATTCGTCCTGCGTCACCTAATGGTCTGCCTACCTTGTTTCTTTTCTTCTTGCTCTGCACAAGTGACTTAGGAGGACGACCTCTCCTACGAGGAGGTGCTGGTTCTAAGACATCCACCTTAATAGGAGACAAATCCTTTAAATCTTGAGACATATATCCTTTACCTGCTAACGCAGAGAACAATTAATAAATGGATTTCTACTAATTAGTTTACTAAGTAGTCTTAAGTAGTTTTGGTTCTTGTTGTTTTTTACCTTGTTTGCTCTTAGTCTTCTTCTTAGTACAACTATTATACCATAACTTATTAGATTTGTCAAGCTTTATTTTTAATTAGTTCCTGGTAAGTGTCTACTCCTGCGGGTCTGGTGAGACAAGCTTGCACATATTCCGCAGTAACTACTCTGTCCCTATTTATCTTCCTTTATCATGTAGACATCAGTAGCTAAGTTGTCTTAACATAACTCATTGATTACATTGAACATATTGTCTACTGAGCTACTGCCTAATTATTAAGCAATTATTGCCTATTATTTAAGCAGTTGAATATTCCTTTTTAGGTGTTTCAGAGCCTAGAGTCAAATATCTAATCAGCAACTACCCCTCCCCCCATAGTCAAAAACTATCAAGATGTTAAAGTTAATAGATTTTAGCTATTACAAGCTCATTTGATGATCTAGCGATAGTTTAAAGCTATCCTGGAGAGTATCTCGATAGTTAAATACAATTGCAGAGAGTGTATAAGTATGGTAGAGACACTCTGAAGATATTTTATAGATCTAAACAGACAATTAAACAATCTAACAATGATCCTAATACTTAGATCAATATGCCTAAAATTTAAGCAATTCCAGGGGTTTACCCTAGTAAAAAGACTAAAATATTTTCAAGAATATTGATCTAGGTCAAGAAAATAGTCTAAAAAGTGTAGACAATAGAGGTATGCAGTAAAATTTAAACACTATATATAAGAGAGGTTTTAAAATGATTACTAACAATAAATTAAGCAATATCGATATCCTACTAATTAAGAGTGAGATCTTATTAGCAAGCGATGGAAAATGCGCGATTGATACTGATACAGTCTATAAACTATATGATCTATTTAAGATTGCACAAGCAAACATGAAAGCAGAGGTTTACAATGATTAAATTATTGCAAGGGTTTATTTTAGGTTTATTGTGCTTTATGATTCCACTATTAATTTATATCGGAGGGTTTTAATATGCGATTCAATAAAGAAAATTTAAAAGCTCATATCTGTAAAAGAATGATGGATCTAGAAAAGCAATGGGGATTTGATCCACAGAATGGATTTAGTCAAGTAATTAAAAGTGATATTCATAGGATCATGGCATATGGTGAATATCAAGGATTAGAGTATTTATATAGTGACGTTGAATATAACAATATCGGAGAGTAATAAAATGACTAAAAATGATTTTGCAGCAATATGCATAGAGCGATTAATAGATCCTGCACTAGCACTAGAAAATGAAGACGTTAAACAAGCGATACGATTAGATGATGTATACTGGTTAATCGCTATACTAGACAATCAATTTTAAAGGGGTTTAACATGCTATATTTTGACAGATACGATATAACAGAAGCTTATTACCTGGCATATACTCATTGTCATAATGGGCAATGGTCTAATGAGTATGCTAGACTATGCAAAATGCAAAAATATTTTAAACCTAGTATTTTTCTAGGGTATGATACACTAACAGAAAATGGTAAACTGATTTACGATAATGCATGTACTAAACTACTAGGAAAATAAAATGATTAAATTATCTAAAACAAGTAAGTTAGACGGTATCCTTTCCTGGTCTCTGCAAGCTATTGACACATGTCCAGGCTCTAGTGATGGTAATGGCGGCTTAGTAGCAGCATGCCAGGGATGCTACGCCACTACAGGCAATTACAGATTCGCGAATGTAAAAGCACCTAGGGAATTCAATAGGGAAGATTGGAAACGTGATCAATGGGTTTCTGATATGCTGCTTGCTCTAGATTCTAGCCGTTACTTTAGGTTTTTCGATAGTGGTGATATGTATGATCTAAAATTAGCGAATAAGATTCTAGAATTATGTACTAAGGCAACATGGGTTAAATTTTGGATTCCCACTAGAATGCATAAATTTAAAAAGTATCAGCACGTCATTAAGCTTATGCAGGATCTTCCTAACGTAGTAGTCCGATTCTCAAGTGATAGTGTTAATGGTGAGATCATTCCAGGGCAAACTACTAGCACGATTTTTAGTGACGTAGTGCCAGCTGGTGCAACAGAATGCCAGGCTTACCAGCACGATGGCAAGTGTAACGGATGTAGAGCGTGTTACGATAAGGCAGTACCAGTAATTGCTTACAAGGCGCATGGTGTTAAAATGGCTAAAGTAATTAAGATTCAATCTATCAAATAAGGGGTTTATCATGGGATCTAAAAAGGCATATGCATTAGGGTATTACTATGGCAGGGCATTAGGGAGCTATGGTTACGAGGATCTAGACGATCTTACTGATATCGAATTGCATGAATTTAAAATGGGTTATGATTTTGGGGTATCTGATTACTGTATGGAGGAGGAAGAAGAGTATGGAATACGTTAAACAATTAGCGGATATAACCCTAAGTGATAGAAACAATTGCGCTCTTAATGCTATGAGCATAGTCTTAAACAAGCCCTATTATGAGGTCTATAAGATGTTTAAAGATCGTGGAAGGGTAACAGGCAAGGGATCTAGTATACGCATGATTACGGAGGTTTTAAATACTCTGAGATGGCATAAAGAAGCAGACATTCCTATAGATAAGTGGATAAAAACTAGATCAGCTATGCCTATTAAAATTAAAATGTCACTAGCTAATTTTGCTAAGCAATATCCTAAAGGTAAATATTACGTTATCAAATCCAGGCATGCGCTTGCTTTAATTGATGGTGTATGGTATGATAACCAAATCCCTAATCCCAGGGCATACGTTAAGTACTTTTATCGAGTGGAATAAACGGAGGATATATGGATCTTATCGACTTGGACGTGGTAGATTTATCTAGTTTACAGATTGAAGGTATTTATGTAGACGATTACCCCGATTTTTGCGATGCCTATTTTAGTGAAGGTAAACGGTTAGATGGTACGAAATTATCAGATGATGAACTAGAGCGATTAACGGATGATTTCCCCGATATGGTACATGAGATGGCATTAAATACATTCTATTAATTAATTGGAGGGTATATGGAAGAGTTTAATTTTTATGTAGATGGTAAAGGGTTTAACACTTACCAGGAAGCACGGATCTATGCAGATGAATTACTAGTATCAGAGAATAAGTATAGGTGCGTATTCACTAAGGATGAGATGGATTCTGTCAATACATTTATTCAACAATCAAAGGAGTATAAAGAATGAGTTACTTACATAAAGCATTAGCAGGGATTCAAGAAGCTAATCGGGTAGGACGTAACAAGCTGCAATGTGGGACTGTAGAGGCACAAGATCCCTGGGCAATGGCTAAGTACCAGGAACATGTTTCAGAGGCTCTGTGGATCACTCAGGAGGCTCGTAAACGTGGGATTACTACGGATCAATTCATAGCAGGAGACTACGTCGATGAGTGAGGATAAATTTATTAAATACTTATTGACAATTACTGCAATATACTTTACAATACATGTGTACATTGCTATAGCCAGGGGAACGATATGAAGCTTTATAAGATATTAGAAACAGATGGTAGCGTTATCCGTATCTTTAGTTATAAGGAGGAGGCAGAGCGGTTTATGTCTCTAGACAGATCACTACGGATAGAAACAATTAAAGTATTTAAGAAGAAGTTAGCAGACAATCGATTCATTAAAGCATATACAGTACTAGGAGATTCCATATTATGAGATGCCAATGTTGTGATAAAAACCTAAATGACTATGAGTCCACTCGTAAGAGTGTGTCAACTGGAGAGTACTTAGACATGTGTAACAAGTGTTACTCCACCATTAGTGATGACTTACTTAGTGAAGTGCGTTACGACTTATACGACGGAAACGAAGAAGACAATGAAGAAGGAGAATACGATGAAGAAAGTTATTAAAAAGGTAGACAAAGAGATAAGTCTATGGTATACTATCTATAGAGTATTACTAAGTAGTCTTAAGTAGATTTATATATTATTGTATTTTATATAAGTATCTAAGTAGTTAACTTATAAGGTGAATAACATGAGTTGCAACAAACACGATGAAGAGATGGTCTACCATTTTATGATCCAGGATGCAGTAGACTTCATTCAATTGTATGGTGTCGATAGAGTGCTCGATGATCTATTTGCATGCTATCACTTACGGATGAAGCAGCAGTCCAGTCAGGAGGAAATGCCTTGGGTAGCGTAGAGTCCAATTTCTTAAGGCATATCCCATGCAATAATTGTGGGTCTAGCGATGCTAATTCACTATATGATGATGGTCACCAGTTTTGTCATGTGTGCCACACTCGTATAGCAGCCCCTAGAGCGACGATGGAAGACATGGAAGGGCTAGGTATCTACCTAGATAAACAAACTCAACAGAGAGGCTCTATGCAAGTCCTAGAGGTATTTAAGAACACAGAGGCAGTCCATGTAGCAGAGAGAGGCATAAGTAAGGCTACTATGCACTTCTTTGGTGCAGGATCTGACGGTAAGAATTACTACTTTCCATATTGCGATGCAGCAGGAAAGACAGTAGCAGCCAAGACTAGGTCTATGACTGCGAAGGAGTTTAGCGTACAAGGTGATTGGAAGAGTGCGACCATGTTCGGGCAGCAGAAGTTCACTCCTGGAGGCAGGGCTATCACGATTACGGAGGGTGAGTTCGATGCCTTGGCAGTCTATCAGTTGACAGGCTCACGGTTTCCAGTGGTGTCTGTGCGTAATGGTGCGTCTGCAGCATTGAAGGATTGTCGGGCTAGTTACGAGTATCTCGATAGTTTCGAGAAGATCGTAATCTGCTTCGATAACGATGATCCTGGGCAGCAAGCAGCGAATCAAGTAGCGGAATTGTTTGGTGCTAAGGCGCACATATTCAAGTACCCTACTAAGGATCTGAAGGATGCGTGTGATTACTTATCTACCAGCAAGACTAAGGAGTTTGTAGACACATGGTGGAATGCTGAGAAGTATGTTCCTGATGGGATTGTCTCAGGATCTACATTATGGGATCTAGTCAATCAGGCAGAGGAGAAGGCAGAGGTTATGTATCCCTACGAAGGGATCAATGATCTAACCTACGGTATCAGACTAGGTGAGCTGGTGACAGTGACTGCAGGATCAGGGCTAGGTAAGTCTCAGTTCTTGCGAGAGATTGTGTGGCAGATCCTAAGCAAGACGGAAGATAATATTGGATTGATGTTCCTAGAGGAGTCGGTTAAGAAGACAGCAAAATCATTGATGGCATTAGCAGCAAATAAACCCTTACATCTTCCTGATTGTGAGGCAACAGATGAGGACATAAAAGATGCGTTTAACAGAACACTTGGTACAGATAGGCTTTATTTGTTTGATCATTTTGGTAGCACTTCCGTTGATAACATTGTCAATCGTGTGCGGTTTATGGCTAGGGGGCTTGATTGCAAGTATGTTTTCGTTGACCATGTTAGTATTATCGTAAGTGCTCAGGAGTCGGGAGACGAGCGTAAGGCAATTGACGAGATCATGACTAAGCTTCGCATGCTGGTACAGGAGACAGGCATTAGTTTGTTTGTGGTGTCTCACTTGAAGCGTCCTGAATCCAAAGGGCATGAGGAGGGTGCAGCGACTTCACTAGCACAGTTAAGGGGGTCAGGTGCAATCGCTCAGTTAAGCGACATGGTGATCGGTTTAGAGCGTAATGGACAGCATGCTGATGCAACGGAGCGTAACACTACCTATGTTCGTATCCTGAAGAATCGATTCAGTGGGCTTACAGGGTTAGCGTGTAGATTATTGTATAACAGGATGACAGGTCGGATGACCGAGTTACCGCCAGAGGAGAATAACTTATGAAGAAGATTTTACTTGCAGCAACACTGATTCTAGTGTATAATAGTAGTATGGCATGTACAACAACTACCATCATTGTTAACGACGTAGTGACAGTGTGTACGGTATGTCCCAGGATTATCACATGTACTTAACGAAGTGGGCTGGTACAATTCTATGCTTGATTGGTATTGCTTTGACTAGCTTTAATATCTATCCTGCTAATGTTGTGTTCGGTCTGATTGGTTCTGCACTGTGGACACTAGCAGGGTTTCTGCAGCGAGATGTGCCACTATTCTTGGTGGAAGCAGTAGCAGTAATTATTTATTTTACAGGCATGGTGACATGGCTACTTAACTAAGGAACAATATGAGTTTGATGCAACTACCGAAAGTAATCGAGTTAATAAATACTTTATCTTTTAAAGTCAATGAGTTAGAGCTGAAAGTACAGGCTTTAATGCAGCAGCAGAAAAAGGTTACTGTTGTGGAAGATCCGATTGTGAATAAGAAACCAGTACTTAAGAAGAATGATTAAGATTGTATTGTGGTTCTGTGTCGGACTACTTGGAGGATATACACTGCACAAGGCAGAGCGTACAATAGACTTAGTAAAGTGTCCTAGCTATACCACTAAGTACGCTACATGGGTTGGGTATGTATCCTTTAATCATGATGAAGTTAGATGTTTTTGGTTAGAGAATGAGCATCCTAGAAGAGTAAGAGCAGAGCCACGAATTAGACATGGAAGAACAGAATGATTAAATCGCCTTGTATAGGTAAATGCACTTACGATATCACTATCATGGGCTGCAACGATTGTGGTAGAAACAAAGAAGAGATTAGTAATTGGTATATTATGACAGATGAACAGAAGTTAAAAGTATTAGAACGCATTGCTAACGAAAGGTGTGAAGGTAAATGAGTTTTACAATATACGAGCCTGGAGGTATGATGTTTATTCAGTGGTTCTTTACTACAGATGAACTCATTAAATCCATGCTAAAGAATCCACAGAATGCATACCATAGAAACGAGTAGGTGTCACAAGAACTAAACCAAGAAAGGATATTATGAAGATAGTTCTAGACATAGAGACTAACAGTAAACACAATAAGATTTGGTTAGTAGTAACGAGAGACATTATTACAGGAGAAGTGAAATCGTGGAAGGAAGCAAGCGGATTACAAAAGTATTTGGACAGCTGCGATTTGATTATCATGCACAACGGAATCAGCTTCGACGCTCCAGTTCTGAGAGAGACATGGAAGATTTCGATAATGCCGAGCCAAGTGTGCGATACGCTCGTGTTAAGTCGCCTTCTAAGTCCAAGCCTAGAGGGAGGACATAGTCTTGATGCCTGGGGTAAGCGATTAGGTTTTCTTAAGGGTGAGTTCAGCGATTGGGATGGAGGCTTGACTGCAGAGATGGAAGAGTACTGTATCCAGGACACACTAGTAACACAGAAGTTGTATGAGCACTTAACAAGTGAATTGAAGTTTAACAAATTTGACCAAAGGAGCATCGATCTTGAACACAAAGTCCAAGCAATCATCGCAAGACAAGAAAGAAACGGTTTTAAGTTGGATGAAGTGGCAGGTATTACTCTTCTTTCAACGCTGCAGAATAAGCTGGCTGTTATTGAAACTGAACTTCAGAGTATCTTCCCTTCAAAAACAATCGAGAGAGTCTCAGAAAAGACAGGCAAGTCCCTCAAAGCCAAAGTCGAAGTCTTCAACCCAGGCAGTCGCAAGCAAATCGGTGAGAGGCTCATCGACAAAGGCTGGAAGCCAAGCAGGTACACCGAAACAGGTCAACCGATCGTCGACGAAGGGACGCTAGACGGAGTAGATATACCTGAAGCTAAAGCGATCAATGAGTTCTTAATGCTCCAAAAGAGAGTAGCTCAAATAGAATCGTGGCTCAAGGCAGTGGGAGAGGATGGTCGAGTACATGGTAAGGTGATTACTAATGGTGCAGTCACAGGACGAATGACGCACATGTCACCTAACATGGCACAAGTACCAAACAGCGGAAGCCCCTATGGAGAGGATTGTAGGGATCTATGGATCGTAGAGAAAGGATATAAGTTAGTAGGTATCGATGCTTCAGGACTGGAGTTACGAATGCTTGCTCACTATATGAAGGATGATGCGTATACAAGCGAGGTCGTATCAGGTGATATTCACACGGCAAACCAAAAAGCTGCTGGGCTTGAAACCAGGAATCAGGCAAAGACGTTTATATATGCATTCCTCTATGGTGCAGGAGATGCCAAGATCGGGACGGTTGTTGGTGCTGGAGCGAAAGAAGGACAACAGCTTAAAGCTCGTTTTCTTAAGAACACTCCCTCGCTTAAGGAACTTAGAGAGAAAGTTGGTAGAATCGCTGCGAATTCGGGAACGCTTCCAGGTCTTGATGGACGTAGAGTACAGGTTAGATCTGAGCATGCAGCACTCAATACATTGCTCCAGAGTGCGGGTGCGATTGTCATGAAGCAAGCTTTAGTTCTCTTGAATGATGAACTACGCAGGGCTAAGATTAACTACAAGTTCGTAGCTAATGTGCATGACGAATGGCAGATTGAAGTAGAGGAAGGAAGAGCAGAAGAGGCAGGTAAGCTTGGTGTCTTAGCGATTGAAAAAGCTGGTAAGGTACTGAAGATGCGCTGTCCTCTTGGTGGTGAATATAAAATAGGTAACTCATGGAAGGAAACACACTGATGAGCATAATCAAAGAAGCAGTAGTACAGGCATTGCGAACAGGCGACTCAGTTGCTTGTGTTCGTCAGCAATTGCTAGAAGTATTAAATGAATTAAAAGAATTAGATGTATATTTAAAAGCGATTAAAGATAGCGATCTACGACCATGAAGAAACTGTACGAAGGAGTTCCTGAGAATGTCGATCCACTTGTCATACTAGGTGATGATAATGATTACTTAGTTGTGTACACACTCATGAGTAATGAGGACACAATTGAGATGCT